GCTCCCACCTGGTAATGAAAGCACTGAATCACCTGCAGTACCCAAGAACCCGGATTACTCTAAAAGGAGTCGTATGAAGAATGATGAAACTTCCTCTACCTTACGTGAAGCAGCCGGAAAACGTCTTTATCAATCCAAACAGGTGCTTGGTTGTAATTTCGTAAACTATCCGCAACCGTCAATCTTGTCTTCGTACTAAGCCAGTAATCTACATAGTCCACGCTCTGAGAATATTCATTCAAGCATCTATTGTAATTCCGTTTAATCGAATTCTTTCATCTTAAGGCGTCGGCAAGCAAAACCGAAGTTTCAACACCTGTAATGTTAATGAATATTTCTCAACGCTGAGACAAGTTCGCATTGAGACATCCAGTACTATAAAAAAACATTTTGAAAATTTTCTTCTGGTGCAACTTCATGTTGTCCCATTGTGTAACAAACGCTAGGTAAAGTGAGACAGCTTCTAAGTTATCCGAATCGTAAACGATCAGATCAACGAACCGCCTAGCAAAATAGGCGGACCGCTGATGACGACACCCAGAATACTCAGGACCACCTAATAATTTCTCTCACACATCCCACGTCTTCGTATCCAGCATACCTCGATTGTCAACGACTCTCTTAAGAAAACTGGAGCGCTGGTCTAGATTAGCCGCACTTTTGTCAGACACCTTAGTGCCATCTTTTGCTTTATAATTAAACTCCGTCTCCATCCAAAGAATAACCTTCTGCCTAGTACCAACGGATAAATCGGAATTTGAATGAACAAGTACATCATCGCCCATAATCTGGAGGCGATAATCTTTTCTAAATTCGTCAGGAATGAATGGACAGTTTAGAATAGTTGATGTTCACAAAATTCAATTTACCATGGAGTTAATATTAGCAGTCCATGCGTGGCCAGTAGACACACCATGCTTTATATCAAATGTATTACCATTGTGAAGTACAAGTCGTTTGTGTACCATTGTGTCACGTAAGAATCTAAAATGGTTATCAACGTCATCACCTTCTTCGAAAAACGATCTGTAGATCTCGTATGCATAATTAATTAATTCAGGAACAACACTACTGTCTCACTCCTTACCATCAAATTCAAATGAATACCTAAATTTTTCATCTAACTCCAGCCTTCTATGGTACCGAAGTGTGTTGTCAGAATGACCCAATCAGATTTCACTCTTAAATAACGACTTTCTCGATCAATACATTTTCAAGACTTCTAGTCAAGTGCTACCCACCAGAACGTCACACATTTCTGGTATAAATAAAGGACGGGCCTTTGCAACTTCACCAGGACCTATTACATTAATCTTCTCTCTAGAACCTACACAATACACACCAACTGTGTTTACGCAAGAACCATTGCTAATCTTATGTCAATTTTTACTGACATCCGACAAAACGGAATGTAACACATCCTTTTTCCTAATGATACGTTTTGATGTGGCCTTTCGTGTTATAATGCCCATCTTAGTTTTAGCGGCATACCGAGTGACAATACCTGGATGGGTTTCCTCAGTTACCTTGGCAATCATTAAATCTTCTTTAGTGGCCTTTGGAATGTCAACAGGAGCATACAGGCGATCAAGGGCTGATGAAACGTCAAGAAGCTCAGGCCTAACCGATCCCCTATATGACTCATGATGACGTGAATATCTAGTAAGCGTTGGAAATGAAGAAAAATATGAGGGTAGCATAGTATAGAAAGAACAAACGTCGCCAATCTTTCTTTTTACACATTCAGGTATCAAATCCAACGCTCATGCTACACTATTCACCTCATGCAAAGCGAAAGTCACACTCTTACCTCGTCAATAGCTCAGAGGGGATCATCCAACAAAACGAACAGTAGTTGAATCTTTATAAAATGGACCTCTTGCATCTAATAATTTTGCGTCTACCCTTGTTGAAGGTCGTATTGTGGCATAGCCTCGGGACAAACACCTTTTGAAAAATGGATCTGGAAAACCCATCATAACCTTATCTGAGTGGGGCGTAGTATTATTCAAAGACTTCACACGCTGCTTTGAGATAACATGTACTGATTTAGCATATCGACGTTGAATTGGCTGTAAACCTTCAAGCTTCTTTTGATACCTCAAAAGTTTCGAAATATCAGGCTCGGAAAGTTCACTTTTTGGCTTGTTCGATACTTCTTCAAACCAGTCAAAATCCATTGGAACTCCGTCAACGCCATATGTATCATCAAAACTCAAGAAACGACGCATCTTTAGTCTGCGACGCTTCGAAGGGAAAGAGCCAACTTTATAACATCAGCGTCTTTATTAAGTCGGTATTCAATAAGAACCCGCTGCTTAGCTTTCGCTAAATAAGTTTTACGGTCAAACCGCAATTGACTTGTTGACACTCCAACGATCTTAGAAGGAATACCCTTGAGTTGAAGTTCCTGGGAAAAGTCTTCTAGATTTAATTTTTGGATTTTCACCAAGGGAATACGCTTAGCCTCGATCGCCTCATCTAAGGCTTTCTTGTCTCTTAGCTTATTCTGTTTGGACACCGTGTTTTGGTAATGAACGTCTTGAAAACGTTTCATCTGTTCAGCAAATTCGAGTCTAATTTCGTTGTTGTTCATCGTCATTAGATCTCATCCCCTGGCACTGAACGACAACGAAAAGTCGTCGAATGCCAAACCATCGACAGTATACCCAACCTCTTGAGCACTGGAGAAGACTATGGCAATTCCAGCATACGCACCCTTTAATTTTTCAAAATCAGTAATAGTGTTTTTAATTAATTCCAATCTATCCGAGTCAGATAAGCCCGTATCATTTCACTTTGCAGTCAGGTCTTTGATGACATCCTCTAATGGAGACTGTGCCTCAGGAAACACTGACAAAACACACTGAAAGGAATACAAAAGGCTCATCAACTCGAACTCTTCGCTCGAATACTTAACCACTTTGTCTAAATGACTCGGTACACTGATTACCATCTTTCTTTTGTTAGGCTCCCTTAAGAAACCCTTCATTCTTTTAACTCTCTCCGAAAATTTAACGTCCGTTGCAAAACAGTATTCTCTGTCATCATCGCTCATTTTACGCAGCAACGCTGACTTTCCTTCAGGAAGGATGCCTTCCGACAATTCCTGCAGTAAACCTGATGTAAAGATTTCTGCCTTGGTGATTCCTACAGATGTTTCTTGTGGAACATCAATTACCGCGTTAGTAGACATCACACGACACTGCTTCGCC